GATAGCTAAAACAGGATCGCCCCACAGAGGCGAGACAAATATCGGGCCTCTCCAACGAGAGGCAAAACCAAAGCATCTGACGGGTGTTTCGGTTTTCAACAGGAGGTCTTATGGACTTGATCAATCGCGTTTGCATGGTGCGGACGTATTCAGCGGGTGTTTTTTTAGGCGAGGTTGCCAGCAAAGACGGCAAAGAGGTGCATCTGAAAAATGCACGCCGCATGTGGTACTGGGATGGCGCAGCAAGCCTTTCGCAGCTTGCAACTGAGGGCACATCAGCGCCAAAAAAATGCAAGTTCCCGGCAGAGGTGCCTGATGTTGTGCTGACAGAAGCCATCGAAATCATCCCGGCCAGCGAGGCAGCAATCGCGTCAATCGCTGCTGTTCCAGTATGGAAGATGTAACGAGCGGCTACGGCTCCGGCCGCGGCTCCGGCCCCGGATCTGGCTCCGGTTATGGTGATGGTTCTGGTTATTGTTACGGTTCCGGTTCTGGTTATGGTGATGGTGATTGTTCCGGTTCTGGTGAAGGTAATGGTTCCGGTTCCGGTTGCAGTTATGGTGACGGTGATGGTTCTGGTTCTGGTGATGGTGATGGTGATTGTTCTGGTTCTGGTGAAGGTTGATAAATAGGCTGGGACATCCCGGCTGGAGCGGTTGAAAGCGCCGACGACTTCCACGGTGAAATACTGGGGTCATCACAGCCCATCAACCAACAGGAGAACATCATGTAACGCTAGCCCCAACCTGTTGGCCGTGAATCACAAAACGCCAACAGACCACCTCGGGAGAGCAGCGGGGACCATCACAGAAGCGGTCGGCGTTGAAGGAAACGCAGACAGAGCCAAAGCGCAAGGCTTTGCGAACGGTGCGGCCACAGATGACCGCTCAAAGCGAATACAGCCAATAGCCGGAATCAAGCCCGGCACCGCTTCTGTGATGGTGTCGCCAGAAATGGCCGCAAGCGCTGACAACCGGGCTCTGTGCTGGGTGCAACCCAAAGTCAGGTGCGATTGACTCTCCACCCAGCAGTCAATGCAGTTTTCCGACTGCCGCCATCAACCCACCTCCCTAGCTGTGTGACAGCAGCTTTTCGCCCCCGGTGCTTAACGGTGCTGGGGTTTTTTTCTTTCTCAAGAGAAAGTCATGCCAACTATTGCCACAACCCTTGGCGAAGGCTTCGCCGCCCGCATTGAGTACGACGTGGACGAAGACGGAGAAGTTGAGGACGTGAAGGTCTTCAGCGCCGAAACCGGCCAAGACCTGACAGACCTGCTTGCCTACACCGGTCAGCTTTGGGATCAAGCGTGGAACGCGGCAGAGCGCCACATGCTGGACCAGCCGGTCACGCGCAAAGCACGCCGCGCCATGGAAGCGAACGTCGCATCAATGTGCCACGACACGCCATATGGGGTGGCGGCATGAAAACGCTTTGGTCAATTCACATTCCTGGCCCTGATGAATACCACGCAGCGCCAAGCGAGGAAATCGCCAAATACATGGCAGCCAGGCACACCACAGCCATGCAGGCATACGTCGCCAACAACAAGCTCGATTGGGGTTTGGAAATGATTTCCGCCGAGGTGGCTGAATGGCCTGGCACTGCCGAAGACCACGCGGAGGATGTTTCCGAGTTTGATTACGCAGCATGGGGCTTGGAAGGCGGTGCAGCATGACCAAGCACCGCATGTTCAACACAGCCCTGTTTGTGCTGGCCCTGATCGCCTGGCTGTTCGTGATGGACAGCGACTACGAAGCTGAGACGGCACTAGATGCCGAGCGAAGAGAGTGGATGCAGGCCATTCAGTTCTGCCACCGCACGGCAGGCCCGCAAACCGCGCCCGAGTTTGATGACCGTGGAAGGCTCGTTTGCACGGGCAAGCGCGGTCAACGACACAACGAAGTGAGGCTCGCAAAGTAATGACAACCGACCCCATCACAAAAGAAATCGACGAGCTTGAAAAAGAGCTTGGCACCGCAGCAATACATCTCATCGTCACTTTTGTGGCGATTTTTGTTGTTGCTTTTGGGTTTGGGTATTGGACTGGAATCAACTGAGGAAACATCATGGAAATCCTGGACATTGAAGAGGTGCAGACCGCACCCAAAACAGAACTGGCACCAATCGAGCGCGCAGCCATTGCGCTTGAGAGCAGCAAGACCGAGCAGCACCTGAAAACCCTGGCCACCAAGCATGCCAGCATCACGGTGGTGAAAGACAAGGCGGGCCGCGAACAGGCACACGGCGCGTACATCGAAGTGATGCGCGCACGCACGGCGGTTGAGAAAGCCGCAAAAGATGCCCGTGAAGACGCCACGAAATTCAGCAAGGCAGTGATTGCCGAGGCTGCGCGACTGGTCGCCATCGTCGAACCAGAAGAGGCCCGGTTGAAAGAAGCCCGCGATGTGTGGGACGCTGAACAGGCCCGCATCAAAGCCGAAGCAGAAGCCCGTGAACGTGCCCGTGTGCTTGCCATCACTGAGCGCATCGCCGCAATCAAGGCGTATGTGGTGCTGGCCAACAACTGCCGCACCAGTGCGCGAGTGGCCGAGCTTCAGGTCAAGCTTTGCGACACAGAAATGACCGGCTTTGAAGAGTTCGAGGCAGAAGCCGTGATGGCGTTGGTCGACACCGAAGCGCACCTGAATCGTGTGCTGGCGAACATCCGCGAACAAGAGGACGAGGCCGCGCGCATCAAGGCAGAGCAGGAAGCGGAAGCCGCACGCCTGAAGGCCGAGCGCGAAGAGCTGGACCGCCAGTGCGCAGAGGCCGCAGCCCAAGCCAAGGCTCAGGCCGAAGCAGACCGGGCAGAGCTTGACCGTCAGCGCGAAGAAATGGCCGCACAGCGTGCAGCAGCCCAGGCCGAAGCCAAGCGCGTGGCCGATGAAGCGCGTGCCCAGGCCGAGGCAGCAGAGGCAAAGGTTCGCGCAGCCGCTGAAGCCATGGCCGCTGAGCGTGCGGAGCTTGAGCGCATGCGTGCAGAGCTTGAGGCCAAGAGCAAACCAGCCGAGCAGCCAGCGAAAGAGCCAGTGGGAAACGTGAGTGCCCCTACCAGTGGGGCGACCATCCAACAGACTGCCGACTCGGATCCAGTTGCCTGTGCAAGTGGGAAAGAGGCTACCGAAGCAAAGAAGCCGCACCAACGCCCTGCGCCAATCGCCATTGAAATCGTCATGGTTGTGGCAGCCGCATGCAACACAGACACCAAGACCGCCGCGCGCTGGATCACTGAGCGTGCAGCGGAAATCGCAACTTTGAAAGGTTGACCATGGCCGGAATTGTTTTGAGCAACGGCTGCATGCCGTTTGAAGGTGGCACAAGGAAGTCTGGCTACGGATACCTGCAATTTATGGGCAAGCAGTACCTAGCGCACCGTGTCGCATACGCGCTGAATGAGTGGCTGCACCCAGATGCACTGAAGGGCGTAGTCATTCGCCACAAGTGCGATAACCCACGCTGCATCAACGTGGAGCACCTTGAGCCAGGGACAACCCAGGACAACACAGATGACAAGGTTTCCAGAGGTCGCCACCTGTTTGGCGAGCTGATTGCCCAGGCAAAACTAACGAGTGATGAGGTGGAAGAGATACGCGGCCAATACAGGCCAAGAAGCCGCCATGCAAACCAATATGTGCTGGCTCAGAAGTTCGGCGTCAGCCAGGCGTGCATCAGCCTGCTGCTGGCCGGGAAAAACTGGAAGCACATAGGAGATTCGAAATGAGTACCGCACTGCAAACCCTGACCACAAAGCTGGCCAGCACGCTGAACATGGGGGTCAACAACGGGGACGAGCTGATCGCCACACTGAAGGCCACCGCCTTCAAAGGCGGCACGCAGGTGTCAGACGCGCAAATGACCGCGCTGATGGTGGTAGCCAACCAATACGGCCTGAACCCTTGGACGAAAGAGATTTACGCCTTCCCGGACAAGGGCGGCATCGTCCCCGTGGTGGGCGTAGATGGCTGGGCCCGCATCATCAACAACCACCCGCAGTTTGACGGCATCGAGTTCGAGCAGGATTCTGAAAGCTGTACAGCCGTCATCTACCGCAAGGACCGCAGCCGCCCCGTCAAGGTCACCGAGTACATGGCCGAGTGCCGCCGAGCAAACACCGGCCCATGGGGCAGCCATCCAAAGCGCATGCTGCGCCACAAGGCAATGATCCAGTGCGCACGCTTGGCCTTTGGATACGGCGGCATTCACGACCTGGACGAAGCGGAGCAGATTGCGGCGGGCAGCAAGAACATGGGCGCAGCCCAAGAGGTGCAGCCGCCATCCGCCAGCCCTGATGTGCTGAATCAAGCACAGCAGGCCGCCGCCAACGGGATGGCCGCATACGGCGAATTCTGGAAGGCAATCAGCGGAGAAACGCGTAACGCCATCGGGAAAGACGAGCATGCCCGGCTGAAGGCTGTTGCGGCATCTGCTGACAAGGACCGCACCGTGGACTCCCCAGCCAAGCCAGCCGCCCAGCAGCAGCCAGCGACAAAGACCTTTGAAGAGGTGATGGCCATGATTTGCGATGCCACCACAGAGGATGCGCTGTACGTCGGCGGAGACTGGATCAACGCTATCACCGACAACGAACAGGTGGACATGCTCAACCAGAAATTCGACGAGCGATTGGCAGAAATGAGAGGTACCCATTGATACACCATCAGCACGAGCAAGGCTCGCCAGAGTGGCTTGCCGTCAGGCGTGGCCTGATAACCGGAAGCATGTTCAAGGTGGCCCGCGACAAGCTGAAGAACGGCACCCCGTCAAAGCAGTGTCAGCAGTACGCAATGGGGTTGGCCCGTGAGCGCTGCAAGGGAAAGTCCCCAGACAAATTCCAGAGCTACCACATGCGAGTGGGTTCTGAACAAGAAGCAGTCGCCCGCGCCGCATACGAGGCTGCAACCGGAAATTTGGTGGAAGAGGTTGGATTCTTCGCAGACGATGCAGGGCAGTTTGGGTGTAGCCCGGACGGGTTTGTTGGTGACGATGGCGTTTTGGAAATCAAGACACTTGTCTCCGACGAAACCGTGTTCACCGTGCTGTATGAAAACGACGTGAGCGAGTACATGGACCAGTGCCTTGGCTACCTGTGGATGCTGGGCCGCGAGTGGGTTGACCTGGTGGCATGGGTGCCTGACTTGGAGCACATCGCCATCAAGCGAATCACCAAGGCTGACTACACCGGACACATCGAGGCGCTGGAAAAAGACCTGCTGGAGTTCGCTAAGACCGTGCGCCTGTACGAATCGAAGCTGAAAAAAGCTCTGAACAGATAGCGGGTGGCGGTCACTCTCCCAAGCTGGGGGTGGCCACCCGGCAAACAGCCCGTTATGCCAGCCGCGCGCATCCCGCTATCCGTGCGCGCGAACTGACCAAGCGCTGACCGCCTGAAAAGGACAGCGCAAATTTCGGGAACGGCCACTTCTTTACTCACACACAGGAACGTCAAATGACCGACAACCAAATTGAACAAGAGATTCAGGCCAAAGGCTTGACCGCGCCACGCATTACGCCTGCCGACATCGAGGCAAACATTGCCAGCGAGCACTACTTTACGGCCGGCGACGCGGCATTCCCCGGTGACGCAATGAGCCAAACCGACGCGCAGCCTTATGCGGCTCTCAAGCTCCTGACCTTCTGCGTCCTCATCACAACCAACGGCACCAAGCTGGTAGGCGTGAACACTGGCCCGGTGTCGCCGTCGAACTTTGATGCCGAGCTGGGCCGCAAGTTGGCCCGACAAAATGCGATTGACCAGCTCTGGCCGATGATGGGCTACGCGCTGCGCACCAAGATCCAAGAACAGGCCGATCAAATGGAGCGCATCGCTCGCATTTGCCATGAAGTCAACCGCGCCTACTGCCAAGCACTTGGCGACACGAGCCAGCCGACCTGGGCCGATGCACCAGAATGGCAGCGCTCATCAGCACGAATGGGCGTTGACCTGCACACCATGGGCGACTTTGGGCCAGAGGCCAGCCACATAAGCTGGATGCAGCAGAAGCAGGACGAGGGCTGGGTGTATGGCCCCGTCAAGGACGCCGAGAAGAAAGAGCACCCATGCATGGTGCCCTTTGACCAGCTACCACGCGAGCAGCAGGCCAAGGACTTCATTTTCCGCGCC